GCGAGGAGGAGCGGTACCGGGACAGCGAACTCGACGACGAGAAGCTGGCCGAACTGACCGCCATCGGCAGCGTCGAGGTGCGTCAGAAGCGCATCAAGGTGCGCAAGGTGCACAAGTACGTCCTCAGCGGCGCGAAGGTGCTGGAGGACTCGGGCTACATCGTCGGCAAGCACATCCCGATCATCCCGGTCTACGGCAAACGGTGGTTCGTGGACAACGTGGAGCGGTGCTGCGGCCATGTGCGCCTGGCCAAGGACGCGCAGCGGCTCAAGAACATGCAGTTGTCCAAGATGGCCGAGATCGCCGCTCTGTCGAGCGTCGAGAAGCCCATCCTGACCCCTGAGCAGGTTGCCGGCCACCAAGTGATGTGGCAGGACGACAACCTGCGCAACTACCCGTACCTGCTGATCAACCCGATCAGCGGCCCGGACGGCTCCACGCAGGTCGCGGGGCCGGTGGCGTACACCAAGAGCCCGAACCTGCCGCCCGCGATGGCCGCGCTGCTGCAGATCACAGACGTGGACATCAAGGAGGTCTTGGGCAACCAGGAGCAGGGCGACAAGATCGTCGCCAACGTCAGCGGCAAGGCCGTGCAGATGGTCCAGCAGCGTCTGGACATGCAGTCGTTCATCTACGTCTCGAACTACGCCAAGGCCAAGCGCCGCTGCGGTGAGGTGTGGCTGTCGATGGCCAAGGAGACCTACGTCGAGCCGGGGCGCAAGATGAAGGGCCTCGGGTCGCAGAACGAGGTTGGCTCCATCGAACTGATGAAGCCGATGGTGAACGACGAGGGCGAACTGGAGTACGAGAACGATTTGAGCGAGGCCGAGTTCGACCTCGCCGTCGAGATCGGCCCGTCGTTCCGCAGCCAGCGCGAGTCCATCGTGCAGTCGCTAACCAACCTGATCGCCATCACCCAAGACCCGCAGACGCAATCGGTGCTGCAGGCGATGGTCATCCTCAACATGGAGGGTGAGGGGCTGGAGCAGACGCGCGAGTACTTCCGGCGCAAGCTGGTGGACATGGGCGCGCTGGAGCCGGAAGAGAAGGACATGGAGCGCCTGCAGGCCGCCGCGCAGCAGCAAGACCCGAACGCGGTGTTCGTGGAGGCCGCGGCTCAAAAGGCGCTGGCCGAGGCCGACAAGGCCCGTGCCGACGCGATCAAGACCGGCGCGGAGACGGAACTCACTCAGGCCAAGACCGTCGAGACGCTGGCCAAGGTGGGCGAGGCAGGCGGAACGCAGCAGGCCGTCGCCGGCACGGTGCAGTCCGGTGTGCAGCAGGCTACGCCGCAGATCGACCAGAGAACGGCGCTCGAGATTGAGGCGATGCAGCTCGAGAACCAACTGCGCCGCAACCGCGTCGAAGCCACTGACGGCCAGATCGAGCAGCTCCGAGCCGAGCGCCAGGCCAATGACAGCATGGTGCAGGCGTCTCAGGCCATGCAGCAGGCTGTGGCGGGCCTCGGGCAGAGCGTATCCGTGATCGGCGACGCCGTGGGCCGCATGAGCGATGCCGTGGGACAATTCGCGGCAACGAGCAGCCGCAACACCGACAAGGCCATCGAGGCGATCAGCCGCCCGAAGCGAGTGGTACGCGAGCGCGGACGCATCTCCCGCATCGAGACGGAGTAAGCGATGGCCGACAACGTAGGCTATACCCCAGGTACCGGCGCGACAGTCGCGGCCGACGAGATCGCCGGGGTTCTGCACCAGCGCGTGAAGCTCGGCATCGGCGACGATGGTGTCGCTGTCGATGTGTCGGCCACGAACCCGATGCCGATCACGGCGGTGACGCCGCTGGCGGTCACGACTGGCGGCCTGACAGACACCGAACTGCGGGCGGCGCCGCTGGACGTTGACATCACCGGCATCGACCCGAGCGTGACGCTCACTGTCCACGACGAGGAGAACCACCTCCAACTGTCGCGGATCATCAATGCACTCAGCGCGCCGCAGGGCTACGACCGCTCGCTGCAGCGGCAGCGCGTGACGGCGACGCTGGAGTCGGGAACGGTGACGACGGTTACAACGGTCACGACCGTGACGACCGTCACGACCGTTTCGGCTGTCACCAACCTCGCAAGCATCGGCGGCGATCAGGGACAACTCCTGACGCGCGGCAGCAACCTCTCGGCGTGGCGCGACTGTGTGCGCTCTCTCATCTCCTGAAGGACGATCATGGCGAACAACTTCAAGAAGGTCATTGACCGCCTGCTGTGGGCTCAGGTTGCCCCGTCTCCCAACGCGCACGCTGCGGCGACTTCGATGTGCGCCGACATGCGCTCCGACCTCAGCCGCCATCCATTCGTCCACAACCTCGTGAGCGTGGCGACTCTGAACCGGTACAACATCATCACCAAGGCGTGGCAACTAGCCATCAACCCCGCGCTCGGCGGCACGTTCGGCGCTGGCGCAACAAGCGTGTTCGCCCCCAGCTTCGCGGCTGTCGGCACCATCGCAGCGGGCGCGACCACCACAAGCGTGACGCTCTCAACCGCTCTGCCCACGGCTGTCGGCGTGAACATGCTCGCCAACCGTGGCGGCAGCGGGGACTACGGGTTCAAGTTGCGCATCATCGACACGACGGCGGGTAAGGTCGAGGAGCGCTTCATCGTCGGCAACACGGCCGGCACGACACCAGTCATCACGCTCGACAACGCCTTCACCTTCACGCCCGCAACCGGGGCGCGCTACGAACTACTTTCGGGCCGCGTGATGATGCTGTCTGCCGGCGCGCTGGCGGCGGCCATCTTCCGCTCGTTCGAGGTGGCGACGAACACGCTCGCCTCGCTCACGAACACCAACCTCCCCGCCACCATCGGCACCGACTCGGCGGCGATTGTGCTGGACGAGCAGTACACGCCCTACAACATGAACCCCGGCGAGGGGATGGTGCAGGGTGCGTTCACCTACGACACGAACATCACGGTACGCAAGGCGCTGGCCGCGACCGCTGCTGGTGCCTCGACCCTGACCGGCCAGGCGTCTCTGGGTGACGCGGTGGTGGCGGCGAACGAATACCGCAACTTCCAGATCCGCATCGTTCAAGACCTGACCACGCCGGCAGCGGTGGGTCAGCGGCGCATCATCGCCTCGCACACGGCAGGCCCGTCCCCGGTATACACGCTGGGCACGGCCTGGACGACCCAGCCGTCTGCGTCGGCCAAGTACGTCATCGAGCAGCCGAACCTGCTGCTGCTGCGCTCGACGGCCACGACGACCGTCTACACCTACAACTACACCGACGCGACGATCAACAACGGCACGAACAGCATCGCGGCCAACGCCTGGAGCACGACCTACTTCGGCGTGGCCCCTGCTGCCAACGCGGCGGGCGGCATATGGGCACAGAGTTTCGGCATCCAGCCCGATCCAGCTCGCAATGCTCGGCACTCGTTTTGCTACTTCTTCCGAGGCGGCGCGGCCACGCTGGATGTGCTTGACATCTCGGCCAGCATCACCGGAACGTGGACCGCAGCGATTAACTACGACGGGGGCACAGCAACTATCGGCGCGGGTACTACCGGCGCTTACGCACCATACGGCGGCGAAGGTCGGTTTACCTACATGAACATCTATGTTTCTGCGGCGGTGAACCAACTCTACCGTTTCGACGCCAAGAACCGCGTCCTGAGTCCGCACACGCCGACCGACTTCCTGCAGTCGGGAGCGGCCACGCTCGGCTCGCGCATGGCTGCGTACGCGGCGCTCGACGGCACGGACAAGTACGACGTGATCCTGCTGCAGTCGCACCTGTCCACGGTGTCCCAAGAACTCATCGCACTGGTGTAAGCCATGACCATCGCTGACCTCCTGAAGCTGGCCCAGGCTCGGCTGGCGCACCTGAACGGCCAGCACGCCGACGCGACAGCGATTGGCGACTCGGCCGCCATCGAGCGGCTTGAAGACGAAATCGCGGAGACGCAGGCCACTATCTCCGCGCTGCAGTCGCTGGGCTAACGCATGTTCCTGACCCTGCTGCAGTCGCGCGGCGGGCCTGCGCCTGTTACGCCATCGGGCGGCGGGCCGGGTAACGCGGCGCAGGGGCGACGCAGGCGCGGCGAGGGCTGGGGCCGCGAACGGGAGATTCTGGAGGCGAGTTTGGCGCGGTTCCGTGCCGAGGCGTCGCAGGAACTGCAGGACATCCGCGACGTACTGGACGCCGCACCACAGCCGCAGGCCCAGCGCATCGCGCGCAAGCTGACCGACTACACGGGCGAGATTGCCCAGGTCGAGAGTCTGCGCCGGGAACTGGCGAAGCTGCAGATCGAGAGCGAGGCCCGCGAGGGGCTGCAGCAGGACTTGGCCGACGCCGTGC